GGAGCTGTAATTAGTGATCTTGCGACCACTGCTGCTTCTTCGCTGAGTGATATAGGAACAGCTCAGACAGCATTAAATAATATTGCAGGAACGACAGTTAGTAGTTTTGATACATCTAGCCTAGCTAATCTATCTAAGTCTGCAGACACAGAGCTTGTAAAGTTGGATCAGAATGTGACATCATATATCAAGGTAGAACTTCCATAAGGATTATTAAATGGCGCGCGCCGATAGGTATACAGAATTAACTGCAAAGGACGAGATCTACTCAGATTTTCTTGTCAACCTTAACCCGCATCCAGTGTCGGGTGTCCTGCTGCGTTTTGCTAACGAGAAGGCAGTGACGAGATCCATTCGTAATCTTATTCTGACAAACAAGGGCGAGCGTCTTTACCAGCCTGATGTCGGATCCGATATTCGTGCAATGTTGTTCGAGCCGATGTCTCAGTTCACAGCAAATGCTCTAAGAAAGATCATCGAAGATTGCCTAACCAAGTATGAGCCCAGAGCGAAGATCCTGAACGTTCAGGTGATTCCCTACGAAGAACTGAACCGTTATGTTATTACCATTGTCTATATGTTGATAAATAAAACAGAGCCTGTTTCAGTTAATGTCACCCTGCAAAGAGTACGATAATGTCCGCTAATTCATCAATCATCCTGTCAAACATTGACTTTGACACACACAAGAATACTCTTAAGCAGTATCTGAAGTCGCAGACGCGTTTCCAGGACTATGACTTCGAAGGGTCTAACATGAACGTCCTCCTGGACATCATGTCGTACAATACTTTCCACAATATGTTCTATCTGAACATGGCAGCATCAGAGATGTTCCTCGACACGGCTCAGATCCGCGACTCGGTTATATCCCACGCCAAAGAACTTAACTACACTCCTCGCTCGTTTAAGTCTGCAGAGGCGAATGTTAATATTATCGTGACCTCTTCTGACACAGCAAAGAGATCTATTCCTATTCCACGTGGCACGACATTTACTTCGAGATTCAGCAACAGAAGTTATACATTCACGGTGAACGACAGCGTTGTTGTAACTGATTATACTATTAATTCAAACAACACTATTACCTTCCTCGGTTCGGGTGTCACGCTATACGAGGGTTACTTTATTAACGATACGTTTACGTATACGGCAGACCCTACTCAGAGATTTATTATCACAAATAGAAATTGTGATATTTCTTCTATTGCAATTAACGTTATCGAGGATGTTGGTGCTAATATTCAGACATACACAAGAGCCACATCACTATTCAATATTGATCAGAACTCCAAGGTATTCTTTGTTCAGCCTTGCGAGAATGATTCGTATGAGATAGTATTCGGTGATGGTATTACAGGACGTCCTCCAAAGGATAACTCAGTTATCTCTGTAGAGTATAGAATCTCTAACGGTCAGCTTCCTAACGGGTGTAATGCATTTAAAGCAGACACTACAATTGATGGGGAATCAAACATCCTTGTTACTGTTAATACTCCTGCATCGCTTGGGTCTGTTTCTGAGTCTATCGAAGAGATCAAGTACAATGCTCCTCGTCACTTCACGACTCAAGAGCGCGCTGTTACGACAGAAGACTATGAGAACCTTCTAAAGCTAAACTTCTCGGAAGTCAACGCTGTTTCTGCATATGGAGGAGAGGATCTGGATCCTCCTCAGTTCGGTAAGGTGTTCGTTGCTGTCGACCTCAAGGAAGTAGACGGCATTCCAGAGGCCAAGAAGGATCAGTATTACCGATTCCTCAAGCCAAGATCTCCTGTGTCGATTGATCCTGTGTTCGTTAATCCCGAATACACATATATTGGCCTTACATCATCTGTCAAGTACAACCTTAATATTACAAAGCTATCGACAGAAGATATCAGAACTCTGGTCACCGCAGCTGTGACCAAGTATGCTGAAACAAACTTGAACAACTTTAATAGAGTGTTCCGCTATTCTAATGTAGTAGAAGCTATCGATAATGCTCAGTCGGCAATTGTGTCGAACGAAACCTTTATCAAGGTGATTAAGATCATCACACCTACGCTTGGTATCAACAATACAATCGACGTCAAATTCCAGACACCTCTGGATACAACACAGTCTGTTGCAAAGGGTGGCTACTCAATCACATCTACAAGATTCATATTCAACGGTGAGCGTGCTACTCTCCAGGACGATGGCTTGGGAACAGTTAATATTGTATCTGTAAACGGTAACGTAATTACAAATATCGGAACAGTTGATTATGATACAGGCTTGGTCCAGCTATCTAACTTTAATATCTCATCATTCGAAGGTGCTGGTATCAAGGTAAAGGCAGAGCCTCGCAACAGAGACATTTCGGTTATTAATAACAACATTATCAATATTGTCGAAGATGATATTGCTCTTACAATTCAGGGTGTGAGCGGATAATAAATGAGAGACGTTCAAAGCAAGATTTCTCCGCTAATCAAGTCAATGTTCCCTTCGTTCTATTTGGACGAAGGCGAAGACTTTGTTGCGTTTGTTGAAGCCTACTATGAATGGCTTGAATCCAACCACCAGCAGCTTGAGCTGTCATCTAATACAAACTTTGTTGCAGGGGACACAGTCGTCCAGGGCAATACTACAGGAACGATTGTTTCTGTAGAGGGTAATAATATTATCGTAAGTGTCAACAACTTCGACGCGTTCAGATGTAACATTCAATGTGATGAATACATCACCATCGAGTCTTCTTCTGGCGGCAATACGTTTATCGAGAAGCAGTACAAGCTGAATCCGATCTACTACGCCCGTAAGTTGTTTGACATTCGTGATGTAGACAGAACTCTGGATCAGTTTATTGTTCACTTCAAAGAACAGTATCTGAAGAACATCGAGTTCGATACTAATACAAACAAAAGACTTCTGATTAAGAACTCGTTCGACCTGTATAGATCCAAGGGCACCGAGCGTTCTATTGACTTATTCTTTCGTCTGATCTATGGTGCCACAGCTACAATATACTATCCTGGCGAAGACCTTATGCGTCTTTCCGCCTCGCAGTGGTATAAGCCACAGTACATTGAGATCACTAACTCACCAAGAACAATTGATCTTGTGGGTAAGCAGATCACTGGTGTGCAGTCAGGTGCGACAGCATTCGTAGAAAAGTTTATCAAAAGAAGAGTCAAGGACGGCTTTGTATACGTTCTCTATATCTCGAACGTGTCTGGTCAATTCCTCAACGACGAGTTCCTGAAGAGTGATCGGGTGTTCTATGATCTTCCAAAGGTTGTAGGATCCCTGAACGGACTTACTGTCACAGGTGGTTCGAAGCTATTCTCTGTTGGTGATCTGGTTACCTTCACATCTACAAGAGGTGCCGAAGCAAGAGGCCGCATCTCAAGCGTGACTAACGAGACAGGTGTTATAGACTTTGAGTTGCTCGATGGCGGATGGGGCTATACAGTATCTGCTCCTACTGCAGACATTGCTGCACTCGAGCTCCAAAAGAGATCGCAGGTCATTGTTTCAACAAAGGTGCTGACGCTATCAAACGTTGTCACATCTAATACCATTGCCGGCTTTGTTATCAACGATGGTGGAACAGGCTACTCCAACTCAGATACTATTACTGTTAGATCAGCATACACAAACTGTACTGCTACAGTGAACACCAATGGTTCGGGTGTGATCACAAACATTCACATCTCTAATCCAGGCACTGGCTTCTTTACTTCTAGCCCTACTGTTACCATCACGACTTCGGGCGGAACGACAGCCAACATCACAGCAACGACCAAGGCGTTCCCCGACTACTTCAAGTATTTTGAGAGAGCCACTCAGCGTCTTGCTAACGTATCCTATGACGCAGCTACCAACACGGCTGGCTTTATTGCTGGTGAGGCTATCCACATCGGTAACTCGATTGCTAACGTTGCATTCGGAACGATCCTTGCTAATGTGCCAGGAACAGGTGCGAATGGTTATCTAGTAATCTCTGTTTCTAATAATGGATTGTTCGCAACATCTAATACAGTCTTTCTGACAAGCAACACTGGTGTAAGAGCCAACGTGGCTGCTATTACGAACACATCTGCGTCTGCGACTGTGATGGGGGTTCCTTATTCTGCCAACCTTACCCTGACAGCTGTATCGGGTGTATTCGCCAAAGACGAAATTGTGTATCAACTTGATGCCCAGGGTATCGAAGTAGCAAATGCACATGTGCAGACAACTTCTATCTCGGGCGTGACAGGTGTCATCGAGATACACAGCCTTAAGGGTGTGTTCAAGGCTAGCCCAACGCTTCCTCTTCGTGTCAGATCACATGCTGCTACAGCTACTATTACAGATGTCAGCCTTACAGTTGGTCTCTATAGCATAACAAATTCATTTACGAACAACTACAGCGCTCAGGTGTTCACAGCAAACACTGGCACACTTGCAAACGTTGTTGCTGTATCTGCTGGATCGGGTGCTAACTTTGAAGTCGGCGCTATTACTGACTCAGAGACCATCTACCTTAATACAGATAGACTTGGTGGTAACGGAACATTTACTAATGCTGTTAGCCAGCCATTTATGTCCATTCCAATAAACTTTGTTATGGACACGAGCCCTGCGCTCACAGGGCTCGCTGTTCCTGGATCGGAGTATGGCTTTACTAAGAACCCAGCTGGGAACGGCGACTCTGTTATCTTTGACTGTTTGAACTTCGATTCGTTTATAATTGGTACGATTGGAAGAATTACAGAGATCAACCCAGGAACAGCATACACCGTCGATCCGTATGTGCTTGTTGAGCAACCATTCCTCAGCGGCTTTGGTAAAGCTGATTATATAATGCGGATTAGTGGCGCAACTGGTGCGTTCCTCACGGGCGAACGTCTTCTACAGACAAACACTACGCTTTCCAAGACAACACTTGTTATCTCGGATGAGACCGGACTTGCTGTAGGTGAGAAAGTTATTCAGGGGACTGCGAACGGTATCATCGATACGATCCAGGCAACTGCTAATACAATCATTGTAAAGGAAGTTAACGGAACGTTCCAAGTCAATGCCACTCCGATCACATCTGGATCAAATGTTCTATTCACGGCAACTGTAAGTTCAGTATCTACCAACTCTGCAATTACGTCAACAGCAAAAGGCATTGTCAAGGGATCTAATTCGACTCACTTATTTGTGAAGCGTATTCAGTTTGATAATCTATTCCAGCCCACA